GTAGGAGTTCGCCAGGTAGCACTGGAGTTAAATAACATGTTTGAAACATTTCAAATCATGTTGCTACGGGGGTCCGATGATGAAGATCAACGACGACGACGCCTAAGCTCACCGTTACGTATTGCAGCCTGCACATTGCCTAGAGCTGCTTGGCCCGCACGGGGTACCAACGCTTGTAGCAATGCATTACCAATGTTTTGGTAAGGTACGTTGTAACCACCCATTCTGCCCCTAGTCCGATGTTGTGGAGGACGTGGGGTTGTTGTGGTGGTTGAATTTCTTGGCTGCTGTTTCTTCTTCTGAACAGGCTTTTGCTGCCTAGCCTTTTCCTGAGGCTTACCCATCATGGCGCCTATGTAAGGCTGAACATTCCTGCTCATCCCAGAACTCTGGGACATGAAAGGTGGAAGGACCAACTTCCTCCTGGATTCGGCTAGCACGGGCATTATGTTGCCAAGAGGCACCAATGTGGCTGAGCCAGCTAGAAAGGAAGCTGCTGTGACCCTGAGTTCAAAACGACCGCGAATGACCATCTCGCAAGTAGTTGCAGTCGTTGAATTGACAGAATCGATCACGTACCTATTGACCGTCCAATGATTTGTGGAGGCATTAGATGCTCCGGGCAAATCAGGGTCGGCATAGATAGCCTTGATCCAAGCATTAAAAGCGTTGCTATTGACGCTGCCAGCACCATCAATTGCTGAAGGCTGAGAATAAGCTCCAGACAAAAAGTCCAAAGGCAAAGACTCAGCACAAACTCCATCAACAGCGTGCATTAATGCACTATGTTGAGTATTGCAAGCAGCGTAGAAGTCAACCAAAGTCTGTGTCCAGTTTCCGTAACCAAGAGGGAAGACTGTGTAAGACGGATAGTTGGGCGGAGACTCTATGCGTAAACAGCGAAGAGCTCCACCTACTTGCGCAAGGGAAGTCAGATTGGTGAACTCGGTACAAAGACCGGTGCACCTCATTGAGGGTGTTTGCTGCTGCTCCAAATTTCCGAGTAGATTGGTAGGAGTGCAGGTTGCCATCGCCTGTGATAGGAGTGGCAAATAAACTGGCGTCAGGGTCAATTGACCGCTGACAAAAGAAGAACTTGTAATGGGGCCGTTGTCAGCGACTGTGTTCTGCGACGTGACCGTTACGCCGGCCGGAGTAGTGTAAATAGTGGCCACGTACTGGTTGTACGGGCACACGTCAATAACAGCTACTTGCCCAGCGGCGATAGTGATCGGTACACGGCATTCAAACATGCCTGGATAAACTCTAGACACTGATTCCGCAGGCCATTGCTTGGCCTTCGAAGTGAGTGATAGGTAAGACATGAGTCACAACAGTGCGAATTGATAAAACACGCCGTCGTATAGACTGGACCAAAACAAACTATTTATGTGTGTGTTTGTTGGCCAATAACTCAATGAGAGGAATTGGCGCCCCCAATCCCGGCAATTATATCACCACGGGACCGTACAGCTGGGAGGACTTCCCCAGACGGATGCTGCTTATAGTTCAGCCAACTGATGTGCCAAATATATGACACCAGCTTCGTTTAACGTCCAGCTCGACGCCACCTAGGCTCTAGCACCAATCGCCATTGGGCACGAGCACGAGGGCCTCGCAATCTGCGATCCCCATGTCGTGCAAGAAGCGGCTGAAAAGCTGCCTCTCTGCCTGGCAATGCCTCAACGCAAAGAGCATCCCACCCAAAGCGTCGGTTCCAAGGCTCCAAGAGCCTTCAACTGTCTTAGCTTTGAAGCAGGCTCCTGCCAAAAGCTTGTGAAAGTTGAGGAATTTGGCGTTCCATTTGCCATCTTCCTTGGTCCAACTGTGAGATGTGAACTCGTGAGGCCCAGAAGGGCCATGACAACCACCGCCCGGTTTGGTGACAACACCAAACGAAGAAAGCATCGCGTCGTCGATCAAACCCGTATATAGAAGGTCGTCGCCGACTGACACTGCAGCCGTGGCTCCGCACAAACGAACCTGAATTTGTCTGATTGGAGAGTTCTGAGCTGAGGTGCTCACACTGCCAGAATCTGTGACGCCAAACTTGGCGCATTCCCACAAATCCTTACCGATGCAGGCAATGTGGGCTGATGAAATCAAGCCCTGGGCCTGGAGAAGGGAACTGAAAACGCCCATACACTCGTACGAAGTCTGACCCCTAAAGGTTCTTCTTTCGGCATCGAGCATGATAGCGTCTCTCACAACTGTGAGATCCCAGCCTGAAGCGTCACGATCGTAGATGTCTCCATAATAGGAGAGCCTGTCGAGGATTTCTCCAAATCGCTCGATGCCCGCGTCGTGATGGCCAATACCAATGGCCTGGGAATTCAACATCCCGGAAGCGTACGCAGCAATGTCCTCGACGTTCTGCGCCTTGTGCGTGATGCACTGGACAACAGAATCTAACAATGAACTAGCCCATATTTGCCTCCATGCCTTCTTGTCCGCTTTCTTTTCAGTATGCGGCTCAGACTTGGTGAAGACCACACTAGGGTCTTTGAGCCCAAGAAGGACCATCTCCAAAGGCCTCATAGAACCAAGTTTCTCAATGCAGCACATGCGTAAAGCTAGTCGCTGCAGGGATAGCTTGATCAATAAAGCCTGCCCGTCTACGTCGTTCAACCAAGCGCTCTTTTGTCCTGGCTTGAGGATGGCTGACCAGCCTGCACTCTTGGAGCCATCAAACGACATGAAAATGTCATTAAACAGCTTGCTCCAAGTGCCAGTGCTGTCATCTCCGCTCTGCCATTGAAACAAAGGCGGAGTTGACGCTGGGTACTCCTCATAGCACTCCTTGAGAATGGTTCGAAAACGCTCTGTCTCCTCCCTGGTTCCGGTGCTACAAGTTGTAGGCACTGCGTCCATATTAGGAGTGAGTCTCATTCCCTCTGACTGAGAAATCAAAGATTCCAGGCTGCCTTTCGTGCCAGTTGGCGGGAAGACATATTTGCTTGAGACCCCCTCATTCTTACCTGTGGAAGTGAAGTCAATTCCGATCTTTTTCATCACGGCAACGACCTCTTCTGGTATGTTGAGCATTTCGGGCTGATTCTTATCATGCCCTCTCTTGGTAGCGACTGCGGTGCGCGCAAACACCGTTTCACCAATGTCATTCTTCATGACAACTCCAACCCCAGGCTTTTCAGCAGACATAGGGGAGGCGCGCGTGATGTTCTTGACCTGTATGCCAGCAGCATCAATATACTGCCTCATGGACGAGAAACAAGGCAAAGTGAGCAAAGTTTCGGGGTCTACACCTTGAAAGGCCAAAAGGCCAACTGGGTTCTTGACGACACCGTCTAACAAAGCACGGGCTTCAGCATCTGTTAACTGCTTGCCAATGTTTCCGTCGGTCATTTCAGACCACGCTTGGGGAACCGCAAGGATCTCCTCCTCCTTCAGAAAGTTCTTGTAGGCCTTGTCGCCGAAGCTGGCCCGTTTGGAAAAGTGCTCAAAAGTTTTTGAGTACCTTGAAGGGAGTGGGGGAGGGAGACCCGGCGGAGAATGGAGCTTCTTTGACCAATCATAACTGTTGGGAGGCATGCTCCTTCCAGCTGATCGTCCTGGAAGTCCATCGACGTTCCTCGACTGCGACCACGTAGCGTAGGTCGGCATCGTTGGCATTCTCGCTTTCATTGCCTGAGCAG